TCTCGCGCTCGGCCTTGCTCAGGCCGCCTTCCTTCTCCATGAGCGCGTCGTGATAGGCGAAGATACGATACAATCGTGGAACATCCTGGGATCAACCTACCGGAGATGTCCACCATGGCTACACCGAAAGCGTATTCCTATGTGAGGTTCTCCAGCGAGCGCCAAAGCCAAGGCCACTCGCTAAAGCGGCAGGTCGACAAGGCCGAGACCTGGGCTAAGGAGAACGGCCTCGAAGTCGACACCACGTCCTACCGCGACCTGGGCGTCAGCGCCTTCAAAGGCAAGAACGTCGCGGAAGGGTCATACCTCAAGGCGTTCATCGACGCGGTCGAAGCAGGCCGCATTCCTAAGGGCTCGTTCCTCCTGGTCGAGTCGCTCGACCGCCTCACACGGCAAGGCATCGACGACGCGCTTGAGCTGTTCCTGAAGCTCAACCGCCTCGGCATCACCATCGTCGACACGACGAACGGGCAGCAGTTCCGGCGAGACATGCCTCAGCACGAGCGAACGATCGGCCTGATGATCATGATCATGGTCGCCGTCCGCGCGAACGAAGAGTCGTCCACGAAGGCCGGGCGATTGAACAAGATGTGGGCGAACAAGCGGGCTCAAGCGGCCGAGAGCGGCAAGCTCATGACGAGGCTCGGCCCGATCTGGCTGAAGGTGTCGGCCGACGGCACGCGGTGGCTGGAGGACAAGCCGAAGGTGAAGGTCATGCGCGAGCTGTTCGACCTCGCGGCTAACGGCTACGGCGCGCCCGCCATCGCGGCGAAGTGGAACGGTGAGGGACGCCCGAACCTGACGAAGGACGGCGGTCCGTGGTCGCCGACCTCGATCAACCTCCTGCTGCGCAACCGCGCGGCTATCGGCACGTACACGCCGCAGAAGAACAAGGCCGTAGCGCCGATCCCGAACTACTTCCCGCCGATCATCAGCGAGACGAAGTTCGCTCAGGTTCAAGCCGCGATCAAGGCGCGCCGATGGGTGGGAACAGGCAAAGCAAGGGTGCCGGTCGCCAACCTCTTCACGGGCATCTCTGCCTGTGCGAGTTGCGGCACAAACATGCGCATCGTGTCCACTTCGGGAGGCAAAAACACGTACTTGCGGTGCCGTTCCGCCCACGCAAACACAGGCTGCAAGGAAGGACGGTTTCCCCTGCTGGGCGCCGAGCGAGGCGTCCTCCGGTACCTCGCGGACGAGCTGTCCGAGCTGCTAGCGAAGCGTTCGGCGCAGGTCGAGGACCCGGCAACCGTGGCAAACGTCGAGCGCGCCGAGCTTGAGCAGCAGCTCGAAAACATGCTGGACCTGTATGCGAAGGCGAAGTCCGACACCGTAGCGAAGCGCGTCGTGAAGATCGAGGAACAGCTCGCCGCATTGCGCGACCGCGAGGAGGCGCCCTCGCATCACGTCTTATCGGAGGTGTCGAGGCACGAGGTCGCCGACCTGTTCGAGCAGCTGAAGGGCAACGCCGACCCGATGGACGAGGACATGCGCCGTCGGGTGCAGGCGATGCTGCGCACGATCATCGCGAAGGTCGAGTTCTCGTCAGGGAAGGACACGACCGACAGGCACGGCAAGCCTAGCGAGCCCGCCGTCATGCTGCACTACGTAGACGGCATCGGCGGCGGGGACGCCTTCATCAAGGTCGGCAAGTACCTCGACAAGGCGGGCAAGGCGAGCAGGAAGCTGCCGCGCGTAGCGTGCCCGCATTGTGGGAAGGTGGGCGACGAGCTGAACATGAAGCGGTGGCACTTCGACAAGTGCAAGGAGCGCAAAGCTAAATAGCCGGATGCCTCGCAACATCCTCAAGGACCTGACGACCGACTACGACAACCAGACCTTCGACACCGGTCGAGTCCTGGGCGTCATCATCGTGGTGGCATACGTGGTTTTCACGGGCCACAGCGTCTTCGTCATGGGCGTCCCGTTCAACGGGCAGGAGTTCGGCATCGGGATCGGCGCCATCCTCACAGGCCTAGGCGCGTGCATCTGGGGCGACAACCGTCGGCCACAGTACGGGATGGGGTACGGCGGGTACGGCGGCTATCAGCCGCCGGTGGCAGGACCTAACGGTCGGCTAAAGGTGACGATGCCGGTTGCGAAGATGCCGATCGAGCCGCAAGGCTAGCCTGCCGCAGCGCTTCGTAGAACTGCTGCCACTCGTTGACCTTGTCGAGCAGCTCGCCCGCGTACTTCAGCATCTCCACGCCCCAAGCAGTCAGCTCGGCCATGGTCGAGCCATCTCCTGGCGGGAACGGCGCCAGCTTAACGGGCTCGTTTAACCGTGACGGTGCGTCGGGGAGGGTTGGCACGCTGGTAGGCATCAGCGAGCACCCGACCAGCGATGTCAGGCACAGGCACGCCACGAAGTTGCGGGTCGCGCTTCGCCAGCTCGGCGAGGCCTGCGAACGCTTCGTCTCGCTCACGTTGCAGCTCCGTCGCACGTCGTTGCGCTTCCGCTGCGGCTGCGGACCACCCAGCCTCGACGGCTTCCCGTTCTCGCTGCGCGGTAGCGATCTTCTCGACAAGCTCGACCTTCGCTGAACGCTCGCCTTGACAGGCGTTGTTGCACCAGCCCCTGTCGAGCCATAGGTACCCGCCGATCAACGCGAGCGCGCCGATGATCCACGGCAGGAAGGGTCGGATGACGAGCCACGTGATCATCCGCCGTGCTTGATCTGCATCCAGCCGATGACGACGCCGACGACGGTCATGATCGCGCCGCCGACCCACTTGAGCGCGTTGATGAAGCCTTGCTGCGACTTCATGTACTCCTCGACCTGCACGATGCGCGTGTCTTGCTTGCTCATCAGCTCGCGAACTTCGGTCCGCAGCGCCTCACGGCTCTTGCCGTCTTCGGCGATGTCGTTCCGCATCTCTTCGACCTGACTCGTCAGGTGCCCAAGCTCGCGGTGCAGTTGTTCGTTGGTGGTGGCAGGCATAGAAAACTATTTAGGCAAAAGAGGGGCCCAAACGGTCATTCGTCGTCGCCGTGCTTGACTCGACCTTCGAACCAGACCTTGTGCAAGGCGGCTTCGATGAAGGTCGTGCGCGGCGCGAGCGGGACGTAGTGGTACCAGCTAACGAGGTCGGCCGACCACATCCAGTGCACGCCGTAGTAGTGGCGGGATCGTCGCATCGCGACGTAGCCGCCGTGCCGCCACCACATCAACAGCGCCCAGAAGAGGCAGTTGAACCTCCTCGGGCTGGGCATGGCTACTCGCTCGCGAGCGCGTCGTCGCGGGCCTTAGCGGCCTTCATGTAGCACGAGTACAGGATCGCGTAGACCTCGCCCTCGGTCATCTGCTCGCCCGTCGGCAGGCCCGTGGTCGGGTCGTACAGCGCGATGTGGGCGACCGGGTCGAACGGCAGCGAGACTGCCCCGACAGGCTGTCGCACCTCGCCGTCCTGCAGGACGATCACGGCCTCCTCGGTAAACGTGATCGTCGGCGTGTCGTCGCGAGGATTCTCGATGGTGATCTTGCGTGCGCGGGTCCACTTGGTACCCGCAACGTCGGCTTGCTTGTAGTCAGGCATGGTTAGCTTTCAGTTACCACCAGATGTAGGCGCGCGAGGTTTGAACCGGGCCGCCGGTGGCCGTGTAGTCGATGTCGAGGTACGGGCGCAGCGAGGTCGAGGCGTTGCTGCGCGAGATGAACTTGCGGTCGTTGCCGCCGGTGACGGTCTTGAAGCGCCAGCCATAGTTCGGCGTGCCGCTCGACCACGCTTGCACGTCGGTCGTGACCGTCGCCGAGCCCCAGGTGTTCGTGCCGAAGTTGCCGTTGTAGTACGAGGCGTATGACGTAGCTTCGATGTCGGTGCCTGAACCGCCCGCGTTCTGCGAGGTCCACGCGTTGCCGGTCGACCAGTTGTTCCACGTTGCTTGGGTCTCGACCCAGTTGCGCAGCACGCGGTTCATCACCATGGTCAGGTCGTAGTTCGTGTACTTGTACAGCCACAGCGTCGCCGAGTTGATGGTCGCGCCGTTCGGCACCGGGCCGCCCTCGGACGTGAAGATCTGAAACGAGACGAGCGGCGTGTACTGCGTCGGGTTAGCGAAGAAGTCGGTGCCGGTGCCGTAGTTCGTGTTCTGCGCGTACGTCGACATGTAGCAGTCGCGAGTGCCGCTGTAGCCGCTGACGCCGTCTTGTAGGGTGACGGTCGTCACGTGTTACCTCGTGACCGCGAGGGTCAGGATGCAGCGCGTGATCGAGCTGACCGAGTCGATATTGAAGCGCAGCGTGTCGCCTACCGACAGCGAGGTCGTCCAGCCGGTCAGCGTCGAGCTGGTGGCCTTCGTGGCGCCCGAGATCGTAGGCTTGGCGGCGGCAACGATGGAGTCGCCGACCACCGGCGGGTAGTTGGCATACGTGTCTTCCCAGATGTCGAAGACGATGCTGCCTGACTGATCGGCGAGGATGGTCCAGCTGTTGATCGTGCAGTTGAAGGGGATCACGACGTCGAGCTTCACGCCCGTGGTCAACGTCGACCCGCCGCCGTCAAACACGACCTCGATGGCCGCAACGCCTGATGCCGCAGCGCCCGTCGGTCCCGTCGGGCCACCTGAGCCGGTACCGCCCGATGCTCCCGTGGGACCGGTCGGTCCGCCTGAGCCCGCGTTACCTGTCGGTCCCGTAGGCCCGCCCGCACCCACAGCGCCCGTCGGACCTGTCGGGCCGCCCGCGCCTGCGTTCCCGGTAGGACCTGTCGGGCCACCTGAGCCTGCGCTGCCAGCCGCGCCCGTCGGGCCGGTGACGGATGGGCCTGTCGGTCCCGTAGGACCTCCCGCACCTGTGCCGCCCGCAACGCCTGTCGGTCCGGTGGGACCGCCGCCGAACGGGCCGGTAGGACCCGTCGGGCCTGCGACGGACGAGGCCGCGCCTGTAGGGCCGGTCGGTCCGCCTGCACCTGCGCCGCCTGATGCGCCCGTCGGTCCTGTCGGTCCGCCCGAGCCGGTGTTGCCCGCGTTGCCTTGAGGTCCGGTCGGACCCGTCAGCGAGAGGCCGGTAGGACCTGTCGGCCCGCCTGAGCCTGCGTTGCCTTGCGCGCCCGTCGGGCCGGTGGCCCCGGCGCCAGAGGCCCCCGTAGGACCGGTAGCGCCGCGAGCCCCTGTCGGTCCCGTTGCGCCGTCGCCGCCACCACCTCCACCGCCGCCACCTGGGCCGGTAGGACCCGTCGGGCCGAGCAGCACGGTGACCGTGACGGCCGGGCTCTCAACGACGGTGACTTCGACCGGGTCGCTCATCGGGTCACCTCACGCGAGATCGTGAACGTGCCTTGCAGCAGCCGCTCGACGGCGCCCGAGCCTGAGGTCAGCTCGATGTCGTAGACGCCCGACCACGAGTCGCCCTTGAACTTGATGTTCGTGGTGTCGGCGGGCACGAGCGTCAACGTGAACGCGCCCGCGTTGTCCGGCGCGCTGAACTTGCCGTTGAGGGTCGAGGCCTCCAGCAACGCAGGCTTGTCGTAGTCGGCACGCACCTGCATCTTCACGGCATAGCCGGTCAGGTCGGTGTCGTTGCGCACGAACGTCTGCGTGAAGTCGGTGCCTTGGTCGATGCTGATGTCGTGGGTAGCGGCCATAGAGAACTATTTAGGAAAAGGGCCTTAGCTCGACGCGAACACGTCTACGGCGTTCAGCACCGCGGCCTTGACCGTGGCGTCGTCTGCTGCGAGGACTTGAGCAACGCTGTAGGCGTTGTTCTGTGCGAGCACGGCCCACAACATGGCTTGACCGGCGAGCTGCGGGTGCTCGAAGACGGTCTTCGCCCACTTCAGGCGGTTGGCGTGGTTGGCCGTGTTGACGTTCTCGGCGCGCACGACCTCGGCCGCGATGACGGTCGCCGCGAGGATGCGTTGGGTCAGGTACGGCTCGTTCTGGATCGAGAGGAGTTCGAGGAGGGTCATTAGCAGCTTCCGAAGAACAGCCCGCTGCCGCCCGCGCCTGCGGCTTCCCGCAAGGTGAAGCCCGCAACGAACTTGATAGACGTGACGCCCGAGGTGAGCGCGAGCGACGGCGCGCTGATCGTGCCCGTGGCGTTCGAGGTGCCCCAAGCGCCGTGGCCGAGGTCCGTGTTGGACGTGCCTGCGACCGAGGTCCACGACGTGCCGGTGACGCTCGCGGTGTTAGCCGCGCTCGACGACATCGAGTGGCCGCCCATGAAGACCGGCAGCTCGCCCGACAGCACGCTCGACAGCGAGCCCGACAAGGCATAGCTCGTAGCGCTGCTCGACGTCGAGTTGCCCGTGTACTGCTTGAGCGAGTTGCCGTCGAAGCCGACGGTGGCGTTGTAGACGCCCCGCATCATCACGGCCTGCGACGACAAGGCGAACGAGTACGTGCACGCATCGTTAGCCGACCCGTCCGCGATCCGCCATGCGGCGCGCAGGTACTGACCGCTCGAACCTGAGGCGAGCACTTCGGTCCAGCCTGTGGACACGCCGGTTGTCACGCGGAAACAGCCGAGCAAGACGATCATCAGGTCACCCACGGCTACCGAACCCGCGTTCAACGTGATCGAGGTGCCCGATGCCTGCTTGGCGATGGTGGCGCTGACTGCGGTGACGGCCACTTACACGGCTCCGATCTTGAACAGGGTCTGCGTCACGACGGTCGCGCCCGTGTAGTACAGCGTCAGCAGCGACTCGCCGTTCGCGGCCGTGTTGATGGCAGGCGCGGACGTTGCCGAACCCCAGCGGGTCGAGGTCAGGCCGGACCACGTGACCGCACGGCTACCGGTCGCGTCTTGAATGAGGCGAAGCTGGTAGTGGCCCGCCGACGGCGGCGTGCTGATGGTCAGCGTGACCGAGGCGCTGTTGAGCGTGACCTTCTGCTGCTGGCCGTTGGTCCAGTCGATGGTCTTCGCGGCGCCCGAGTTGCCGTTGTCGTACTCGGTCGAGCGACCCAGCACCTTCACGTTGGTGTGGTTCGTGTTGCCTTGGTCGATGTTGCCGCTCATCGTGCCGCCAGCCTTCGGCAGCGCGTTGTCGGCCGTTGTGCCTTGGGTAGACGTGGCGTAGGCCGTAGCGGCCGTCGTGGCCGCCGTGCCGAGGCCCAGGTTCGTGCGGGCGCCCGCTGCGTCCGTGGCTCCCGTGCCGCCCGAGGCGACCGGGATCGTGCCGGTTGCAGGCAGGATCGCCACGCTCCACGAGGTCTTCGTGCCTGAGCCGCCGACCGTGCTCACCTGCACCGTGATGCTTGGGTGCGAGTACGCCGTGACCATGCCGTCCATGTAGTTGGTAGACGGCGCGGCGGTATCGGCGATCCGAACCGGCGAGCCGACGGCAAACGCGCGTTGCGTGCTCTCGACTAGGGTGAAGACCTTCGAGCCGGTGCCGATGGCGTTCGAGGTCGTCGAGCTGCCCCGGAAGAACGCGCCGAGCTGCGCTTGCAGGCTCGATGCGATGTCATACAGCGCGTTCAGGTCGGTGACGAACTGATTGTGCTTCGGGATGTAGTCCTTGTCGCCAGCGGCGAACGATACGGTTGATGGGAGACTCATTAGATTTCCTCAAGTGTTACGGCCTCGCTGACGAAGGTCGCGCCGTACGTGGTCGGCGTCATCTCAACGAGCTTTGCTTGTGCTTCATTCGCGCGTTCGCGGTAGCTGCCCTCCTCAGGCCAGACCGAGATGAACATGTCGTCTCGCATGCCCTTGGTGCGCTTGATCGTGTTGAACTTGATGCGGTCGTTCTCGTCGACCATCGACCACTGAAACGCGAAGCGCCGGAACTGCGCCTTCGGCTCCGAGAACAGGTTGCCGCCGTCGGTCCGCTCCTGCTTCGACATGTCGACCCAGCCGGACTGCATGCCCTCGTCAGGCTGATAGGCCGGCTCGAAGTACGTGCCGAGGAACATCCGACCCACCTCTAGGTACTTATCGGGATTCGTCGAGTCGGACAGCTCGATCTCCGCGTAGCCGCCGTAGACGGTCGAGAACCAGAGCTTCGACACGACGTAGCCCCAGTCGGAGTAGAGGGTCTTGCCGTATGGGTCGACGCCGTACTCGAGGTCGCCGAACGCCAACGTCTCGACGGCCGACAACGTGCCGCTGTCGTAGACCAGCACGGCCTTCGAGTCGTCCTCCCAGAGCCGCACGCGCCACGTAGCCGCGCCCGTCAGGTTCGAGCGATGCAGGACGAGCGCGCTGATCGGCGTGATCGTCGTCGGCTCCGGCGCGCTGCGCGAGCCCATGTAGACGGCGAGCGTTGCGGCGGTCGTGTTGTAGCTGGTGCGCCACACCTTCTCGCGGTCGGGCAGGCCCATGTTCGAGGCGGGCAGCTTCGCATCGTCGGCGCCGCTGATCGTCTCGATCCAGGCCCAATCGGCTACGTTATCGTGGATGATTCTCATACGAGCAGTCCTAGGTTTACGGTGCGCTGGCCGTAGCGCTCGTCGATGCTGACGACGACGGCGTTGCGGCCTGCGGCGAGGTCGTAGCGGCTGTGCTGAAGCACGACGGTGTCGCCGAGGTTCAAGCGCAGCGGACGGACGCGGCAGCGCACGTTGAATAGGTATCGCTGGACGCCCCACAAGCGGAGTCGACGGTTCGCTTCGGCCTGCGCGTCGGCCTGGGACGTGAACAGGGTCGAGGCCGCGCCGTCGTCGGTCGCAACGTCCGACACCACGACCGGAGCCGCAGGCGTGCGGCGGACCGAGATGCGGCCCTTCGGCAGGTTGGCCTGTGCCTGGTTGGTCGCGCGAGCGAAGAACGTGTGGCTGTTGGCGAACTCGGCGACCTTCGTCTCGGAGGCGCCGCTGACGCCGCCTTGGGTCAGCGTGTTCGGGCTGTAGTTCTTGCGAGCCGCGATCCGAATCTCGCGAGTCGGCGCGTAGATGTTCGAGAGCGCGAGGCCGCCGTCGATGATGTCGGCCTCGGTGATCTCGTCGATCGGCTCGCCGTCGAAGTCGAAGCGCTTGACGAACAGCTGACCGTCACGGTTGACGGCCGTGAACGCGCCGACGGTGTTCGTGATCTGGTCGATAGCCTCGATGGCCGTCATGCCGACCGAGTTGACCCACAGGCCGAGCGGCTGCGGGCATTGCAGCTTCAGGGCGATGAAGCTGCTCATGTCGAGGTCGTCGATGGTCAGGTAGGACCGGTCGACGCAGATGGACTGAATCATGTCCGCTGCGGTCAGGATCGCGCCGCTGCCGCCGAGCGAGCCGACGCCGTCCACCGTGATGCGGCCCGAGGGGAGGGCGGACAGGGTGAACGTGCCGTCGGACGGGCTGCCGGTGTAGGCGACGGAGATGCCTCGGTCGCGGACCTGCGTGAACGAGCTGATCGGGCCGTCGCTGATCGCGTACTTGTGCGTGGCCTCGTCCAGCAGGACGGCGGGCACGTTGTAGAAGTTGCCGAGGGCGACCGGCAGCGGCTGCGACACGTTCGTGCCCGCATCGACCGCCTCGACCTTCATCGGCTGGTTCAGCAGGTGCTGAAGGTCGCGCGTCTCAAGCGAGACGGTGTTCGTGTCCTTGACGGCGATGTTGCCGGTCACGCCCGCCCACACGGACCGGAAGTCGTCGCGGCTCCAGTCCATGTCGCCGATGAACATGCGCAGCCCGTGGCCGATCCAGTTGCGCCGGAAGACCCACATGTCCGTGTCGACCGAGCCGCGCAGCTCGACCGTGCCCTTGTTAGCCGTGGTCTGGCCGATCATCAGGTCCGACATGGCTTGCTTGAAGGACGGGATCGACTTGACGATGGGCGTGTACGGCTGGCTGTTGATGACGTCGAGCGGGCCGGACACGTACGGGTGGGTCGAGAGGTACTCGGTGCCGCCTGAGCTAGACGGCGTGAACGCCTCAAGCTCGGTGCAGCGGACCGCGCCGTCGCCCGTCTCGTGGACCAGGATGCGGACGGCGCTCGTCGTGTACGCGGCGAACTCGACGGTCCGCTTGATGAGCGTGTTGTTTGCGACCTCGACCACCGTCAGCCACTCGTAGCCGTTCCAGACCTGCACCTCGAAGTTGACGAGCAGGTAGAGCGTGCCGACCAGCGTGTCGGTCGGTTCGAGCGGCGCGCCGAAGTTGTCCTGCACCGAGTACACGACCACGCGGTCGATGAGGTACGGCTGATCGAACGTGACCTTGAGCCACTGGCCGTCGCCCGTTACGTCGGCCTGCCAGTAGCCACCGCCGCCACCGCCTGCGCGCTCGGAGTTGTTCGACTTGAAGGCGCCGTAGTTGCCGCTGCTGTGCTCGGTCGAGCCTTGCGCCGTGCCGGTCAGGGCGACGTTCACGCCGAGGCCGACAGGGTCCGTCAGGCCTGACCAATCGGCCTCGACCAGCATCACGCGCTCGCGGCTGTCGGACTCCAGCCACTCGCTGAACTGAGCGTCGGTGATCATGGTCCGTTCGTGTCGCTGTAGGTGACCTCGACGTTGACCGTCTGAGGCGTGTTGGCCGCTTGCACGTTAGCGGCGGCAGCGGCCGCGTTCTGACGTGCGGTCTCGGCGTTGACGCGCGCCGTCTCGGCTTCGAGCAGCGCGTTCTCCTTCTGGATCGCTGCGGCGTCGATCAGGTCCTGCGCGGCCTGCTGCTGCTTCGCGCTCGCGGCGTCGAGGGCCGTCTGCACGCGGTCGAGGATGTCGCCCGACTGGTCGCCCGCTTGGACCACGGCCTCCTCCGCGAGGTCGAGCTGCGCGTTGGCGATGGTCTGCGCATCGGTCAGGATGCCCTTCAGGCGCTCGTACTCCTCCTTCTGCTTGATCGGGTCGATGTAGCCGAGGGCGGAGGTCAGGTCGTCGTTGACGATCTTCGACAGCTCGGCGATCTTCGCCGGGTCGGTCGTGTTCTTCAGGAGGTCGACCGTCTTCTGCGCTTCGGCTACGAAGAACTCCTCCTTCTGCTTCGAGTCCATCAGGGCGAACTCGAAGGTGCGCTGCGTGTTGCCGAACATGCCGTCGAGGTCGTCGCGGATGTTCTGAATCTGGACGAGCGCGGCGACCTGGGCGTTGATGTAGTCCTGGGTCGCCGTGACGAGGTCGCGCGTGCTCTCAGCGCTGCCGTCGTAGGCCGCGAGCGAGTCGTTCAGGCCGTCACGGAGGACGCCGACCTTCTCGTAGGTCGTCTGATGAGCGGCCGCGAGCGCCTTCATCGCGTCGGCCTGCGGGTCGCGGTCGAGCTGGTCTTGCAGGTCGCCCGCCGCTTCGGAGAACGCCTTGAAGTTCATGGCGAACGCGGCGATCTTAGCGTCGAGCTCGTCGGAGGCGCCGAGGGCGTTGAGGAGGCCTGTAGACATCTCCTCTGGCAGGGCCGACACGGCGTCCACCAGCACCTTCAGCTCGGCCGCGTGCTGCAAGGCCGCCTGAATCTGCTCGACGGTCGCGGTCGACACGTCAACCGAGTCGAGGTAGGCGTCGATGACCGCAGGGAGCTCGCTCGCTTGCAGCGCGGCGAGGATCGCCTGCATCGACTGAAGCTCAAGCTCGGCTTGCAGGTCCTCGGTCGAGCGGCCCGAGTTCGGATTCTCGGCGTTGAAGACCTGCGTGCCGTTCACCCACGTGCCGGTATGCACGTTGTTCTGCGCCGATCCCTTCGGGTCGGTGTCGAAGCCTTGGGCGAACGTGGCGCTGCCGGTACCCCCGAGAGCCGCGAGCAGCTTCTCGAAGTTGTCGCTCATGCCGTTGACGGCGGCTTGCATGCCCGCGTCCTCGCCGTTCGGCGTGAACCACCGACCGGTGCTGTCGGTGCCTGTGATGCCTGGGGTAGCGCCCGACGTTGCGAAGCCGCCTTCCTTCGGCCCGCCCTTCTTGGACTCCAGGAAGTTGTAGAGCATGTAGCCGGCCGCAGCGACGGCGCCCACGACAGGGATGACGGCGCCGAATGACGCGGCCGTACCTGCCAGTGAGGCGTTGAGCGCAGCGCCGACCGTCGCTCCGCCTTCGAGCATGGTCGTGAAGGTCGGGATGATCGTGCCGAGGTTTGTGAACGCCGTGCCGAGGGACATCGAGCCGGTCAACAGCGACCCGAGGCCCGACGCCATGTCGGACAGGACGCTGCCTGCGCCGCTACCGTTGCCGCCCAGCAGGTTCGCGAAGATGTCGGTAGCGCCACCGCCGCCCGTTGCGCCACCCGTGACGGAGCCGACGAGCGAGACGACGACCTGCTTACCCGCAACGTCGAAGAACGCCTTGAGCGCCCACGACTTGAAGTTGTCCCAGAGGTTCTGAAAGGCCGACGTGCCGTTCTTGACGAAGTCGGACAGGAAGTCCGAGGCGGCGTCGCCGAGCTTGTCGATCATCTGCTCGTAGCTGCGAGCCACGTCCTTGTCGTGCTGCTCCCAGGCCTTCGCGTTCTTCTCCAGCAGGTCGCCTTGGTAGACGAGGTTGCGCAGCTCTTCGAGCTTGGCGATCTTGTCTTGCAGGCGACCTAGCTCGGCGTCCTCGCCCGACACGCCCGCGAGGACCGCCGCTTGCTGCCGGAGGATCGCCAGCTCGTAGTCGGCGACGGCCGTCTTGCCGAGGCCGTACGTGTCGTTTGCGAGCTTCTGCTTCTTGATCTGGTCATCGATCTTGCCGTTCTCGGCGATGATCGTGTCGTTCAGCTTGCCGATGGCCTTGTCGATGTCCTCGGTCGCCTTCTTGTGGTCGTCCTTAGCCTTCTTGGCGTCCTCGTCCTTCTGCTTGACGTTGATCAGCTCGGTCACCTGATCGCGCATCGTCTGCGTCCACTTGCCCCACGCCTCGGACTGCTGGACGGTGATCAGCTCCTTCTGCGCGCCGGACAAGTTGCCCGACTCGGTCTTCGCCGCTTCGAGCGCGATGATGTGTTCGAGGTTGAGCTTCGAGGTCAGGTCGGTGAACGCCTTCATTACCGGGTCGACCTTCTCCTTCAGGTCCTTTAGGGCGCCGCTATGCTTACCCGTAGCATCCGCAGCGGCACCTGAGGCGGTACCCATGTCACGGACGGCCTTTGTGTAGGCGTCCCGAAACGTTGTGGTTACTCGCTGCGACTCCTCATAGCCGTCAACGATCTTTGCCGTAGCGGCCGTGATCGTTGCTTTGCCTTGCTCGTAGAGCTGCGAGGCCTTGTCGAAGTCACCCGCGAGCGCTGCGGCGCCGGCCTTCATGATGTCGAAGGCGCCGCCCGCAATCGTTGCGACTTGGACGATGGTGTCCTTCCAGAAGATGAAGGACTTGACGGTCGGCATGATCGCCTCGTCAATGAACGTCATCAGGTTGTAGCTGACCGTCTTGAGCCAAGACGTGATCGTGCCGTCGGACGCAACCTGACCCATCGCGCCCATCAGCGCGTTGAAGCCTTGCTTCGCTACATCGAGCAGCGCCGTGCTGAGGACGGACAGCTCAGGGATGAATTGCGAGGCAAACATGTTGCTGACCTGACCAGCCATCGCGCCCATCTTCGTCATGTTGTCGCCGATGTTGTCGGCGGCAGCGATGACTTGAGGGGACATCGAGATGAAGAAGCCGGACTTATCCGCCATGTCCTTCAGGCCTGGCGCAGCATCTGCGAAGCCCTTGCCCATCAGCTTCATGCCGATGGCCGTCTTCTCAGCGCCATCGGGCAGCTCGCTCAACTTCTTGGCGACCTCGAACATCATGTCGTCGGTCGTCTTAAGCTGGCCTGTTGCATCTGTCGTGCTGATGCCCAAAGCCTTGAAGCCCACTGCGGCCTTCTCGTTGCCTGCATTGGCCTCGACCATGTTCTGCGAGAGCTTGATCGCGGCCTTCTGCATCGACTCGAACGAGCTGCCGCCCGTGTCGGCCGCTTGCTTCAGGATTTGCAAGCTGTCGGTCGACAGGCCCGTCTTGATGGAGAGGTCGTTGAGGGTGCCGCCCCACTCGATGGTCGAGGCGATGGAGGCGCCGACGCCTGCCACCAAGGCGGTAGCACCCAGCGCAAGTGCGCCGATTGCGATGCCTGCTGCGCTTACGCCAGCGGTAAGGGTCGGCAATCCCGTGTTGAACTGGAAGAGCCCACCGGACATGCGTTCTAGGGCACCCGCCTTGTCGTTCACGGCGTCGAAGAACGACTTGATGCCGCTTGTGCCGGTCTTGGCTCCGTCGCCCGCTTTCTTGGCTGAGTCGGCCAGCTTGTCGAGGTCGCCCGTGGCCTTCTTGACTTCGGAGGTATCGACTGCGATACCCAGTGCGGCTAGGTCACCAACTTCCACTCGACTACCTCTTCCTTGCGGCCTTTGCTGCTGCCATGGCCGCGTCCTGCCGTTGCTTGTCCTGCTTTGCTTTTGTCTCGGCGTACAGGCGATCTAGGCTGCGGATCGCATCAAGCTCCCAGGGCAGCAAGTGGCGCCCCGTGAGCTGACTCCATGCGTAGACTTCGCTGTATGCGAGTAGCTTTCCTTCCGAGATGCTGCTCGACGCGATGTCCCCGAAAATCTTCCATAGGTACAGCGCGGTAGGTGGCTCGGGTTCGTTCTCTAGCTCTGGAACCCGCATCCCAGCTTCCGCCGCGATGCGCCACACATCCCCCTGCATCGAACCATCCGCTAGGCGTTTGGTCCGCTCTAAGTAGTGCTCGGCGTACCGAAGAAGCTCCTCGGTTAGCCCTTGATAAAATTTGCGCGGTCACCGATGGCCGCTTTGACTTGGTCGTACACGTCACGACAGCGAAGGTAAAAGTCCTTGACCTTCTCCTTGTCGGTTACGTCGAACGGCATCGGCTCGCCGGACTTGACCCGCCACGCAATCGTGCATGCAGCAACAGCATCAAGCTCCGCCTCCTTGTTCTCGTCGTAGAACTCGGCGCCGTCGATGCCCTTCTTCGCCTTCCACGCCTTGCGAGCGCGTTCGCGGGCAAGCCGGTCGGCGAGCTTCTGGTACGTGGAGCTATCGAAGCCGAGTACCGTGATGAACAGGCCCGAGGCCTCGCCCTTCACGTTGAGAACTTCCAGCTCGAAGCCCTTTTCGGCTTGCGTAGCTGTATCGAAAATGCTGAGGTCGAAGGTCTTGCTCATTTGGTAAATCCTCTAATCTGATGCGTTGCCTACTGCTGAGCTGCTAACCGAGCCTGTCGGTTTGCCAGCTTTGTTGCTTTCATCTTGGCGATGGATTCAGCTGACTTCGGCACGCCGCGTTGGGCCATGCTGATCTTTTGCTTCACCTCATCGCTTCGAGGTACTCCTGTGGGTCCGCGCGGCGGTCGAACGCCGACACGATGATTTGCTCGTCTCGTCGCTGACCACTGCTTGCCGGTTGTGTTTGACGGCCGACCGCTCATCGTTGCTGAAATGCGACTGCGTGTTTCTGCTGTGTGCGCAACACCACGCCGATGCATCTGTGGTCGTTGGCATTCAGCGGCACGCCGCCTCTTTAGCCAGTCATACATCCGATGCGTCACGGTGCCGCTGCACGACATCAGGTGGAGCGCGAAGATCAGCTTCGTCACCGTCGGGTGCATCTTCACGAGCAGCTGATGTGCCACGAAGTGCTCCTTCGGCGTGAGGTACACCAAGTTTTCCACGCGATTGCTTCCGCCCATGCATTTCGGCACGACGTGATGTCTTTCTACGTAGCCATCAGGACGAGCACGTTTCCGTGCCCGTCCGATAAGCTGGTCGTAGATAGCGCTGTAGTTCAATTACGCCGCAGCACTGTCTTGAATGCTTACAGTAGTAAGCTCGGTCGCGATGCCCGTGCCGCCCGCCGAGTTCAGCAGCGCGGTGAACGAAGCGGTGACCGTGAGGCCTTGCTCGCCGTCCGAGCGCGTTGCCGAGCCGAGCTTGATCTTCGGCAGGACGACGGACACGAAGTCGGCGGTCGCCGTGTTGTCCGTGGTGAGCACGAACGACAGGGACGGCGTTGCCTCGTTGAGGAAGTCCTCGACGAACGTGCCGTCTTGGAAGTACGCGGTGAACGAGCCGCTGACCTTCACGCGGCCGACGAACACGTCAGGCGTGAGGTTCGAGCCGACCACGGTGCCGACGGAGTGGCCGCCGTCTACCTTGAGCGACAGCGACGACACGACGGCGATGTCCGTGCCGTTGTAGTTCAGCTTGCCGTTGACGCCTGCGACCACGCCCGTCGTGCCTGCGGCCGTCGGAGACGAGAAGTAGGCGGAACCGTTCGAGAGCGATGCGTCCTGGCCCATGAAGCCGATGCTCAGGGTCGCCATGCCGGTGGATGGCACGTTGAAGTCGAGCGAGGACACGCGGCAGCCGAGGTAGTGGTCGTACTCGGACACGTCCGCGAACTCGTGAGCGATGGTGTAGCTATCGTTCGTGTGCGAGCTCTGCGGGACGAAGCTCTTCTTGCCGACCACCGTGCAGGTGACCGAGTCGCCCGATGCCTTCGAGGCGACGGCGCCCGCGCCGATAGGCACGCAGCTCATGACGGCGGCGGTCAGCGCGCTGATGCGGAAGTTCGTGGCGTTGTTGCCGGTGCCCGTCGTGGTCCAGCCGGTCCAGCGCACGATGTCGCCGATCTTGAAGCCGTCGGTGAGGAACGAGCCTGATGCGCGGGTGAACGTGCCCGGCGTGCCTGCGGCCGCGGTGACGTTCGTGAGGGCCGTCGAGTTGACGCCCGTGACGAAGTCCTTGCGGAGCGCCGAGCCGATGAACGGGGAGTAGGAGCCTGGGGACAGCTCGCCGTCGATGGAGCCGGTGACCGAGCGCGCGCCGTGGCGCATGTCGGCGACCTGATAGTCCGAGCGGATTTCGCCCGACTCGTAGGTGGCCTTGGTCAGTTCGAGCGTGGATTGGGTACGGCGGAGGTACTTCGCACCGGAGGTACCTGCTGCGGTACCAAACGTGCTTTCCTTCTTGAATGCGACGCGCTTTGCGACGCCAGTTGCAATTGCCATTGCGGGATACCTTCAGTGTTCATGAACAGCCCCGAAACGAAGTCGAGGACGTTGCAGAGCTGTGCGCGGACGCCGAGGGCATGCCGCGTGAATTCGCTGAGGTATTTAGGTAAAAGCGGGCAAAACGAAGGCCTCATACGAGGCCTCTGTTCGTTGCGATACGCGGGTACACGCGTACGGAGGAATTTCCGTTCCTCCTAGATCGACCTGATGCCGAACGGTCTAAGGCATCACGTTCGCAAAGAACGGCACGCGGACCGGAATCACGTAGCGGTCGCCTTGAGCCAATCCCGATACGATCTGTGGCGTCCTAGCGGCGATCACGGTGATGCCGCCCGCTTGAAAGCTGTTGCCGCGCTTGAAGATGTCGCGCACCTGCGTCGCTCGCGCATATGCCTTGCCTGCGCCGCCGTTGATCGGGTAGGACACGTTGACCTGGAAGACGCCGACCTCGCGGTAGAACGCATCACCCATGGTCGGGTTCTCAGGCGCAGCGAGCAGGAGCGCCGTCGTGAGGTACTCGGAACCGTCGGTAGGCGGCGTAAAGAACGTGTTCTCGTAGCCGATGCGGACGAAGCGGTTTGCATCGCTCCACAAGGCGATTCCCGCCTTCAGCCCTTGCTCAAGGGCGATCTTGATTGCGCTCGCGCTCATGCGACGCTCCTTGCACGAGCGAGCTTCGCAGCCTCGCTCAACTTGCGTTTGTGTTCTTCTGTGAGGGAATTGCCGCGAGTACGTCCCGGCTTTCCGATCAGATGCGACCGAAGCTTGTCTCGCGTGGCCTCACTGATCGGCGCGCGTTTGCGGCCTGCCTCAGCGATTGCCTCACGATGCTCGGCGGTAAATGCGACTCGCTTCTTGCCTCTGAGTGTTGCGGCTCGCTTTGCATTCGCAATGGGGCATGCTGGTCGACCTCGAAGCGTCGCAGCGATGCGAGCGCGAACCTCGGGCGTCGGCGAACGACCTTTGTTGATGAGTCCGGATCGACGACGAACCCATCCAAACAGCTTGTTGTTCATGCGACCATAGCCAGCAGTCATAGCGACAGCGGCGAACATCAACCCGCGCGAGTTCGGATACATCTTGGTTAGCAGCTGGTGCGCGACGTAGTGCTCCTCGGGCGTCAGCTCAACTAAATTGGCAGCATCATCGGTCCCACCTTCGCATCGAGGGACAACGTGATGCCGCTCGCTGTAAACGTTGACCAATGTGCGGGTTCGGGCGCGCTCGATCAGTCGGTCATAGATCCTCGAGTAGTTCACTTCAGATCCTCTTTGACCTGCTTGAGAATCTGCGGAAGTTCCTCAATCGTCACCCCAACCATGCCTGACGGGGCCTGCGTGCTGAACCCGTTGCTCGTCTTGCCCTCGCCACCGACCGGGTTGCGGGGATACATGCCGTACTCGACCACGCGGGCATACGGCTTGCCGTTCGTGATCGTGATGCGGCTGTCCTTGCGTTCGAGGACCCAGGCGTCTCGCAGGGCGCCGGTGTCGACCGGGGTCCGCTCCTTGACACGCTTGAAGACCTCGTCGGCCACCGCATCGCAGACGCGCTCCGACTTCGCCTTGACCTTAGCCACCCACGCGGCGACCTGTTGCTCGAAGTCGCTCATCGCCGGATGTGCAGCTTGTAGAGGGCAGGCAGCTCGCCGCTGTAGGTCACGAGCACGTTGACGACCGTCCACGTTTCGAGGTCGACCGTCAGGCGGTCGGTGGCCTTCGGCGCGGTCGGGAACGCCATCGCTGCGGCGTTGACGTACATGTCGCCCACCTGCACGAGGCCGTTGGCGAGGTCTACGTGCTTCGGTCCCGACAGCACGCCCTTGAACGCGGTCGAGCTGGTCGTGACGGGCGCCTCGCCGGTAGCCTCGTCATACGTGCCGACGGTCTGACGGATCAGCACCATCGTCTTGCCGTACTGGTTGAGCTTCGCGAGGGCGATGGGCCTCAGCTTCGTGTCGAGGACGGTCATGCCATGGCCTTCCGCTTGCAGATGCTCGTCAGGCCGCGCAGGGCGGTCGTGTACGTCATCGGCTCCACGTGACCTAGGCCGAGCTGGAAGTCGTGGATGAGGCGAACGGGCTCACGCGCGAACGTGAACGTGCCTTTGCGGCCGTCCACGGTTACGCTGACGAGGTCCTCGCCCTTGCACTTAAGGTAGGACGCGAGGTAGATGTCGGTGGTCTCGAACACCGACTATTTAGGAAAGGGTGGTAGGTTCCAACCCTTCAGGGCCGTCAGCAGCTGCTCGCGAGGCTCGCGCACGACCTTGTTGCAGTCGTGCATCCGCTGCTTGCATCGGCAGAACTCGACGGGCAGGCACGATACGACCTTGGTCAGGTCCATCCGCTTGTCGAGCAGCAGCTCGGGACAGTCGTAGCCGCCGCGACCGCCGAACATGAGGAACAGCGGCACGTGAGCCGACACGGCCGCAGGCAGGACGAAGCCGGGCGACCCGACGACGAGCGCGGCGTCCTTGATGAGCGAGAGCGTCTGCCAGATGGACAGCTCGCCCTGCGTCAGGCGCACGTGCGCATCGGGCTCAGGCTGTTCGAGCCACTCGGCAAACGGCTCGGTGTCGGCGATGGTGACGACGTGGTAGCCCGAGGTCATCAGCAACGTGGCGTGGTCGTAGAGGTACTTGGGATGACAGTTCCGCGCCGGTACCTGCCACTCCTTGCGGATCGTGTTCGGCCGGATGACGGCGAGCGGCTTCGACGGCAGGGCCAGGCCGTGGGGCGGCAGGGGAGGTAGGTCGAAGACGAGGGGCTGGCTGTGCGGGACGTAACCGAACTCATGCTCGAACACGCCCATGACGCCCTCCTTGAGGAACTCGTCGGCGCGGTAGAACGGCTGCACGACCTTGTCGATGACCTTCGGCAGCGAGGTCAGCTTGACCTTGGTCTGCGCGTAGCTCTTGCTCTGCGTGCGGAACCTCGGCTCGCACTTGACAAACTTCACGTCGAGGTCGGCGAACGCCTCGGGCAGCGCCGTCTCCAGCCACAGCGAGTGGCCGTCGGCGACGAGGCGCTTGATGATCGGGCGCACGTAGAGCGAGTCGCCGATGCCTTCGAACAGCTTTAGGTGGAGCTTCATGCAGCCTCCTTGTTCCGACGGAGGACCGAAGCGCGAATGCGCGCTTTGACTTCTTCGGACATCGGTGGACGAGCGTTGGCCGCTGCGCGTTGCTTCGCTTTGATCGCCTCTGCCTTCTCGGTACCAAACAGCTCGTCGTAGGACTTGCCTGCCATGTCCGAGGCCAGTCCTTTGTTCCACGCCTTGCGACCCTTCGCCGCCCGACTGAGACGAGCTAAGGTTTCGGGATTCGTTCGCTTGCCCTGCGGTACTCCAGGTCGACCCTTCGAGGCGTTGACCTCCGGTGAGTAGCGCTTACCAAGGTTCGCGTCGCGGAGCTTTTGTGAGGTTCGCGCAGCCGATATCGGTCCATGCCTAATCACATTGGGTTGGCTATTCAACCGTCGATACTGCTCACGAGCCTTGGCATAGCTGCGCGAGTTGTAACGTGCGTAGTCGCTCATGCGTGCAACTGCATACGCGAGCTTCAAGCTTAGAGGATGAATTCGAACGAGGAACCGATGTGCGAGAAAGTGCTCACGCGGTGTGAAGGTAACGATGTTGCCTTCGTCATCTGTGCCGCCGAGGCATCGCGGATGAACGTGATGTCGTTCGACTACTTCGGGCAGCGGGCGGTTACGTGCGTGGTGAACAAGACGTGCGTAGAGTGCTTCGTAGTTCATGGACAAAAATAAGGGAACCGGTTGGTTCCCTTATTTAGGTGATGCTTAATGCGCTAGCTCATTAGGCAGCGTTTTGCCCAACGGAACTTGCACACTGACCCACCCAGCAAGCATCGGTGTCGATGATCTTGTAGGCGAAGACGCCGTACCAACCGAGGTTGACGAAGCGCGCCAGCTTGTCGAACGGACCCGTTGCGACCATGGTCGGAGCCTTCGACTCGACGAGACCCAGGCCGTTGAAGCCGAGGAAGTACGAGGAATAAAGGTCCACGAGCCCGGTGCCAGTCTGGTCGACGAACGTGGCGAGGTTGTTGCGGATGACGCGGAAGCCGCGGAACATGCCGACCTCGTTGGACATCACTTCCTCAGGCTTCGAGTACTTGTTCACGTCCGTCCACGAGCCTGCGTTCGCATCGCTGCGGAGGTCGTGAATCACGTCGTCGTGAGCGATCATGATGTACGAGCCGTTGATCTTCGGCACCGAGGCGCGCGAGAGCTTGTTGTACATCGTGTTGACGAAGGCGATGGACGCCGTGTCGGCCGCGAGGACCGAACCGGCAGCCTTGCCGCCGACGATGTACGTGTTCGAGCTTGCGTCCATCGCTGCGATTGCCAGCGCGTCGCGAGTCTGACCGGCGTTGATGCCGACCAGCGTTGCAGCTGCGACGTCGACCTTGCCGCCCGTTTGCAGGGTGGCGAGCTGCGTCTTCGTGACGGCCGTACCGTACTCCAGCGGCGTCACGGTGATGCCTGCGTCGGCCATGGCGAGCGACGTGACATCGTCCGTTTCCGTCAGCGGGGTCGTGCTGATGGAGAGGCGGCTGTACTTCGGCAGGGTGATCGACTTCGCGCCGATGTCCTGCTTGTAGGTTGCGACTTGCGAGAGGTTCTCGTTCTGGCCGACGGCGACGATGAAGGACTGGTCGTACGCGAGGACGATCGAGTCATCGACCTGAGTCGTGCCCGAAAGGTTGGTGGTGAATGGCATGGAGAGCTACCTAATGCGGTACTGCGGCCGAGCAACTACCGACCATATTTGCGAAGCACAGCCTCGATCTGCTGTTGGCTCTTCGCAGCCTTGATCTCGTTCTCGAACCCGTTGTTTGCTGTCCCTTCGCCGGCCTTGTGGACGGGCGGGACGACGACCGTGCGGACCTCCGCAGTAGTCGTTGCGGCATCGCTGGTGCCGAAGAAGTCGGGATCGGACGCCTTGAGCGCCTTGACCGCCTCCGCGACCGACTTCGGATCGACCGACCCGTCCTCGTTCAGCGTTACCTTGCTTCTGTCGACCAGCTTCAGCACGGACGGCGACTTCGCCTTGGCTTCAGCGAGCGCGTCCTTGAGGACGGCGTCGATCTTCGAGTTGACTACCTCGGCCTTGAGCGTCGTCAGCTCGGCTAGAGCTGCGTCGAGTTGATCTTTGTGCTTCTCGGATTCCTTGCGATGCCTGACGACATCGATGGCTTCCCGTTCGGCCTTCTTCTTGAACTCCCGGTACTCCTCCTCGAACCTGCGGAACTTCTCTAGCTCGGCATCCTTCGATGCGACCAGAGCCTTCAGCTCGTCGATGGTGGGCTCGGCAGTTGCGGCCGTAGTTGCTGCTTGAGTCGTTGCTGCGTCGGGGCTCTCCAGCTCCGTTGTTACGTCGGCGTCATCCGCCATAAAACCTCCGGTGTTGGCATGAATCGGAGGTATTTACGGGGAGAGGCGTCGAGTTAACGGCGGAGCTGGGTCACGTGCTCGGACTTGAGGACCGGCCAGAGCAGGGCGGCGACCTTGTTGAAGTTTTCGTAGGGCGTACCTGCCATCCACCGCTCGGTCACCGCGAGGTCGCCGATGCGGACGGTCTCCTCGGTCAGCAGGCGGTCGCGAGCCTCCTGCGGGAACACGTCGGTCCCTTGCAGGTGGTAGAGCGCCATCAGGACCTGCGCCTGCTTGACGCACGACGGCACCTTAGCCTCGACCACGTAGCCGGTGCGGTCGTAGAACGCGAAGCGAGGCCACGACAGCTCGTGGTTGAGGTCGAGGACGCGCGTCGACTGGAAGCGCGAGCGGAAGTTCAGCTCCAAAGATTGGCAACCTACTAAGAGAGCGGCTTCTTGCTCGGTCGTGTCGCTCGGCCAGTCGGCCGCGCCCGCAGGCTCGTATGCGTTGATGTAGGCCGTGGCATCGGCCGCGCTGATGTAGCTATTGGCGCCTGCGACGCCAGTTCCGTCCTCTATTACAAAGCTCATTTGCCCCACCTTGCCTTCCTGTTGTTCGCGATATGCTCAGCTGTCCTTGGTGCTCGCTTAAGACCCTTCGTGCGCTTGCTGATCAGCTCCCGCATCGCTGGGTCGGCGAATTGCCTTTGCGCGGCGGCGCTTTGCCGCATCGCTCATTCGTTGTCGTGTTTCGGCTGACTTGCTTCGGCCGGTAAGCTTCTGGCTGATCTTCGACTTCGTCTCATCGGCTAGCGTACGGCCCGACAACCATGCCGAGGCGCGGCCTTGGAGGCTCGCGCTGAGCTTTGCCTTCGTGTCCTGGGGGATCGACTTACCTCGAAGCGCAATGGCGGTTTTCTCGCCAATTGCTCGCTTTGCTTTCTCGGTGTGTCGATAGGCTTTGCGGGCAACGGTGATCCGACGGGTGATCCATCCGTACTTCTTGTTTGTGGCATAGCGTCCGAAGCCTGTTAGGCGTTCCATCGCATACCAGAGCCCGGACACCGTTGGATGCATCTTCGCGAGCAGCTGATGCGCGACGTAGTGCTCCTCAGGGGTCAAGCGAACGAGGTTCGAGATGTCATCCGAGCCACCCATACATCGCGGCACAATGTGATGCCGCTCAGCGAAGACGCTCGACGGATGCGGGTCCGTGACCTGTCGTTTGCTGACGAGCTGAGCGTAGACGCGCTCATAGTTCATCAGGCGACCCTTGCTCTAGCGCTTCCTGTTCTGCTGGTTCCTCTGGCGGGGCCTCGACCTCAGCTGGTGCGCCGATTTCGAGGTCTTCGTCGATCTGCTTGACCTCCTCGACCGCCTGCAGGCGAGATAGGCCTTTGGTGACCATCATGTATTGCACACGGGAGGCCAACTTCTTCTCAATCAGAAGCGCCCACATCTTCGCTTCCGATTCTTCGTTGACGGGCAGGCTCGGGTAAGCGAACTCGATGAACAGCTCCAGGTTGTCGGCGAACGACCCCGGCGCGTGCACGTTGACCATCGAGCGCAGCGTGGCGAACAGGCGCTTGAAGCCGCCTTCCATCATCTTCTGGCGCCGTTGGCGCAGCTGGAGGTTGTCGATCTCCTCGACCTCAAGCTGACGGCCGCTCGTGCGCGGGTTCGACTCATGCATCGTGGCCTTGATGTTGACCGACCAGTTGCGAGCGACCGTAGCCGCCCAGCTCTGGACGATGTCGTCGATGCCGGTCAGGTCGGGATCAGGTCCCTTGAAGTCGAACGTGACGGTGCCGCCTGCCACGCTCGGCTCGACCTCGATGATTCGGTCAGGCCCGAACTTCACGCCGCCGCTGCCGGTGGTCATACGCGGCGTCTTCTGGCCGTACAGCTCTTGCGCGGACATGCTGTCGAGGTTGTCGCCGGCTACCAGCCTGCCGCCGCTGACCACGGGCGACGGGCGTACGACCCAGCTGGCAGCCCACGCAACGTCGGTCTGATGCATCGCGAGCGTCTCCTGCATGTTCAGCAGATCGCGCGGCAGCTGGTTCCAGAACGTGCTGCGCGGCGCCATCGTGTCGTGGAAGACCGCGACCGGGATGACGCCGTAGGGGTTCTCGACCTGGGAGAGGATGCGCTGCTCGTTCTTGCCGTTGACCACGAAGTCGGTGATGTAGGTCTTCGTGAACAGGCGCAGGTAGGTCTCCTCGCTGTCCTCGCTCACCTGACCGGTCTGTGGGTCGATGGACGGCGCACACGTATCCGAGAGCTTGACGAGGACCTTCTCGATGTCGCCGCCGGTCGCGGTGTTGGCCTCGACGTAGGCGTTTGCCCGCGTGAGGATCGACGGCACGAGGCGACCCTTGTCCGGGTCCCACTGAAGCAGGATCATCGCGGTCTTCATCAGGCGCACGATGGTGTCGAAGTTGTTGAAGAACTCGACCCAGTCGAAGGCCTCGAACATCGTTTGCAGGCGCTCCGATGCGGGCACGTCGATGGTCGAACCGACGGCGGGCCGCACTTCGAGGCGCGGCTCGGCTTGGGCGAACAGCAAGCCCGACTTCTCGACCACCATCCGCACGAAGTCCGTCCAGATCGGCGCGAAGCCACGCTCTTTCCAGTCCGTGCGGCCTCGACCGGGGTCGTTCAGCCGCTTGATGAGCCACTTTTCGTAGTCGCCGTCGAGGGCGTCGAGCGCCTGTTGCGCGAGTTGGGCATCAGGCGTGCATAGCAAGTCGAGTAGCGAACGCTTTTCCATGCCGCTATTTAGGAAAAGGCCGTCAGGAGACGGTCACGGTCGCACGCGGCACGAGCGGCTTGAACTGCCAGATGGCGTAGCCCAAGGCGTCGAGCGGGCCGTCGATGAGCGTCTGCGCGCCTTGGCTGATCTTCTGACCCTTGGTCGGGGCGCCGTGCTTGTCGTAGGCCTGCTGCTCCAGGCAGCGAGCGAGCAGGGGCGCGCGCTCGGTGTTGACGAACAGGCGGCGCTGGTCGGCGCCGTTGCAGAACAGCGCGTTGACCGAGGACACGCGGTCGCGGATCAGCGGGTTCGTCAGCTTCGCCTTGACCTCGAAGCCTGCGTCTTGCAGCAACGCGATATCGGTGCGGCCGGTGCCGCGCTCGCCCGTAGCGTCGGGGCAGATGATGAGCCGTCGGTTCGGGTAGCGAGACTTCAGCACACCGATCATCTCAGGCGTGTCTCGCTGACCGATCACCTCGTCCACGACGACGAACTTGTCCTCGTCGCCGATGGCTCGCCCGTAGATATCGTACTTCGGCTCGCCGAACTGACCCAGGACGATGCCGCTCATGCCGTTGCGGTTGAAGTCCATGCCCACCACGAGCGGTCGGTTCTCGGGCAGGTCCTTCAGCGTCAGCGGCGAGCCGTTCTTGGCGCGGTCGTACTGGAGGTAGACCGAGCCGGTGTTGAAGTTGACGAAGTCGCCCTTGATGTAGGCGTCGGCGATGTGCCTCGGGAAGTTCTGGAGGATGTTCTTCTGGATGTAGTCATCGGTTACGAACGGGCTGTCGGCCGTGCTCGCCTTGATGATCCGACGGTCCTTTGCCAGCTCGGGCTTCTCCTCGACGTCCCGAATCCAATACTCGTGTGCGAACCGCAAGCCTTCCGGCGTGGTCGTCGCGCAGCGCTGCCGAATGTCGCCTACGCGAACGCGAGCCGAGAGCTTCGCCCACGCCTCCTTCGCATGCTCGGCCGACAAGATGTCCATCTCGTCGAACACGAACCACGCGGCATTGATGCCGACGAGCTTCGAGTAGCTGTCCACCGACAGCACCTGAATCTCGGACACGTCGTTGCCGTAGGGGATCGTAAACCTCAGCTCGGACTTGTTGAGGTGGTACTTGATCTGGAACACGTCTTCGAGCAGGGCGCTGATGGCCTTGACGACGGTGTTGCGAGCAAGGCTGTAGGTCGGCGATGCGACGATGCCGGTGTAGCCGGGCTGCTGAAGCGAGAACAGGACGGCCTTGAGGGAGCCTGCGAAGCTCTTGCCGCTGCCGTAGCCTCCGCAGAAGAGGAGGTTAGGTGTGGTGGTGTCGGCGATGAATTCGGCTTGAGCGGTCGTGAGGTCGAGGTTTAGGTCAAGCGCCACTCGACTCGTCCGGCTCGATAGGGGTCACGTCGATGACCTTGGCCTCTACGACCTTCGGTTCGACCGTGTTGTACTGCTCGTCTCGCTGCGCCTTGACCGGGTTGATGTTCAAGGTGATCGAAGCGGAGGCCGTGTCGATGTTGACCTCGGCGACGGGCGAGTCACGGAAGCCTGCGAGCTGCTTACCGGCCCAGATGGTCAGGACGGGATGCGACTTCGGGTTCAGGCCGCGCTCGACGAGGTCGCGCCTAAAGGCGTCCTCCAGCTCGGCGCGGCCCATCAGCCAGATGTCGCCCGCCATCTTCTCAAGCACGATCCGCTTGAAGCCGAAGCGGTCGGCGATGGAGGTGAGCGAGGCTCCCTCTAGGGCGAGCGCGTAGACCGTGTCGTAGAGCCGATCCTTGTCGATCAGCAGCTCGTTGCGCTGCTCCTCGCGCTCACGCCAGCCAGGGTTGGGTGCGACGAGCATGGTGCGCCAGCTCTTTGCCTGCTTGACTTTTGCCTTGACGGCCGCTGCTACGGCAGTCGGGCCCTTGCGCGGGTTCTTAGGTGCATTCTTTGCTGCCATTTGCTGCCTCCGGGGCTCATCCGAGCCGCCAAATACCGTTGGGTGCTGATTGCTGCGAGCGGTATTTACCGAAGGGCTACGGGCTGACGCGCTCCCAGCTCGCGGCCTGCACGGTCACGCTGCCGTTGCGCGACAACAGCACGTCTACGAGCGCGGTTGGACGGTCCTCAGCGAGCGCTTCGAGGCCTTTGAGGAGCGAGGGGAAGGACCTGTGAGTCGCCTCGACGCACAGGCCCGTCATGAACGAGCCTCTGATGATGACGTGCGCTCGTCCGAAGTCGGACGTGAACGGCGCCGACGTGAGCTTCAGCAGCTCTTGCGCGTCGAAGTAGAGGCACCGAGGCGCGGACGTGCCGTCGGCGAGGGTGTAGGCGGTCGTGCGGCCTAGGAGGGGACAACGGATGCGATGTGCGGTAGCGAACTTGCTGCCCATGTGGCACCTCTGGTATGTGTGCGGCTATTTACCCAGAGGCAAAAAGAGGCCCCGAGCGTACGCTGAGACGCCCGAGGCCGAAGGGTGCTACACGGAGCTTGTTCTAGTTGAGGACGGTGTAGCCGCGCGCCGACATGCAGTTCTTCGTGATGCCAGCGTGGTCGGTCACGCCGCGAGCGCCCGCGCCAACGCCGCCCGCAACGGCGCCGGTACCTGCGGTACGTGCGAGGCTCTGTCCCTTGAGGCCGAAGATCAGCCCGACCGCGACGCCGAGGACCGCGCCAGCAACGGCGCCTGCGGCCGCGCGGTCGGCTGAGTCCACCGCGTTGTCGGCGATCCGCTTGCACGCGAGCAGGTCGGCGTCGTAGTTGCTCATGTCGCGGCTTTGGGGGTCCACCACGACCGACGGGGTGGGGCGAGGGGTCGAGGCGCAGCCTGCGCACATCGTGGCGATCAGGATTGCAGCGAGCGTCTTGCGCATGATGTTGTTCTCCGTGTGTGCCGAGCAAATGTTTGCTCAGTCATAGAAACCGAAACGGCGCCCGAAGGCGCCGCGCGTGTGGGACGAGAAAGGGTCAGCGCCTGATGTGGATGCCGTCGGCGTGCTTCGTGTACGTGGCGACCACGCGGCCGGTGCTGACGTTGATGACCTCCAGCATCGTGCCGACGCGGATGCCACGGCCGCAGATGCGAGCGGCAGCGGCGTTGAGCGACTTGTCTTCGAAGCGATACCAGCAGCCGTGCAGGAAGCGCTGGGCCTTGGCGTTGTGCAGCCGGAACGGGCGAGCGGTGCGGAACTTGGGCATGTTGTCGGTCTCGGTTGAGCGAGCCCCGGTGGTGAGCCGGGGCTCTGGAGGTTGTTAGGCCTTGACCGTCTTCTTCGGCTGCGAGCGGGGCTTGCCGTCCTTCTTGCCGTTCTTCGGGGCGATGGCCTCGACGACCTCGGTCGGGACGGGCACGGCGGCCGCGACATCGGCGAGCGTGACGCCCATCGTGGAGGGCATCGCGACGTGCGAGGGGTCGGCGGGCTTCACCGCAGCGGTGGTAGCGGCTGCGGCCTTGGCGGCCTTGGCCTTCGCATCAGCGTCGGCCTTCGCGGCCTTGGCGGCGGCTGCGGCGGTGGCCTTCTTCGCGATCTCCTCGTAGGCGACGAGCGACGCGCCCACGTACACGATGTCGGTCTCGAAGTTGATGCCCTTTTCCGTGGCAAGCTTGGCGATGCGCTTCGGTAAATCCTTGCGCTTGGCGTGATACTGGAGATAGTCGACGTACACCGACGACGAGAGGATTTGACCATCGACGAAGCAATCGTGTTTCTTCGTCGCGTTGTTGAACGAGATCGTGACGGCCGGCTTCGTGGTTTGCGTGTTCATGTTTCAGTCTCCGTTTGGGTTGGTGGTTCCGACTTCGCGGTTTTGCGTTATCGGTAAGTAGAAAGTAAACGGATGGATGAACACATGTAACCGGCTTGGATTACCACTCATTACATTCCAGCGGCACGTTCATCGGTTCTCGACTTGACGAACTCGTGCCTCTACACTCGCGGTGCGCGGCGGTCGATTTGTAAACTGTAGGGAAGCGCCAACGGGTGGGCCATCGGGCGCGCACTTACTGACCTAGGTTTGGCCGTCGCAAGGTTCTGCGGCCTAGGTCACCCAAAGTTGTGTCGTGTGCGGCACACGAAACCAATGGCCCAAGTCGCCTAGCTCGCAAAAGCTGAAGCGTCAGGACGCCTCAGGTTCGACGGAAATTAGGGTGGCCTGTAGGTACCTACGTACAGCGCCAACGAACGCCTAAGCGGCGGAGGGCTCGTCTAGGCTCTCGCGCTTGACCAACGGCGCTGCGAGCGCACGGCTCGTCCTGATGTCGATGCGTCGGTACAGCTTTGCGAGGGCCAGCGCGGCACGCCGTTCGAAGGCGTCGCCATTCGTCAGCTCGTCGAGCTTTCGGTTCGCTTCCTCGTGCGCCGCCACGTCGCAGCGTAGGTCGTATTCGGTTTGGTAGATGCGGCAGAGCTTGTCCTTCGTGGCATGCACCTGAGCGGCCGCTTCGATCAGCTCGCTCATATCGCAGCCTTCTCAGCCCTCTCGGCCGCGTCCTTCGCTTCGTCCTCGACCTTGCGCACGCGAGCCTCAGCGATCTCCGCGTTCAGCTCGGCCAGCTCTGCGGCGAACTCGGTCTTCATCTCGTCCTGATAGGACTGGCTAGGGCTCGACCCGATCTCCACGAGGATCGCGTCGCGGATGCGGCGGTGCTTCTTCTCCTGGCCCAGGTAGCCGAGGAACGAGCGCGTGATGCACGTCGTGTAGTAGGCGAACGGGTTGTCGAAGCGCTCGTGGTCGAACTTCAGCGCGGTGCGCATCAGGTCGACGAGCGCGTCCGAGACCATGTCGTCCACGTAGGAGTAGCCTGCGAAGTTGGACTTCGTGGCGAGCTTGCGCGCCATCAGCATGAGCATCCGGGCCAGCTCGTCGGTGACCTTGCCTTGCTCCTTAGCTCTGATCACCGCAGGCAGCAGCTGCGCGTTCGTGATGAAGTGGGCCATGTGGGTATTTAGCCGCCCGCTTCTCGGCCTCACGCGCGAGCGCCAGGGCCTTGAGCTTCGCCTTGGTCGCGTCGCTGATGCCTCGCCGCTTCGGGTCGACGAAGCCTGTCGGGTTAGCGAGCCGCGCGGCGCGCATCTTCTGCTTCGTCTCCTCGCTCTGCGTGTAGCCGCTGCGAGCCGACACGCGCGCACGCCGTCGCACCCACCCGTAGCACCTGTTGTTGCGAGCCATCCGATCGCCGCACATGGTCATCATGAACAACCCGAGCGCGAGGCCCGCGTGCTTCGGGTGGAGCTTCACGAGCAGCTGATGCGCGACGTAGTGCTCCTCCGGCGTCAGGTAGACGAGGTTCGAGGCCTCGTCGGTCCCGCCCGCACATCTGGGCACGACGTGGTGCCGTTCCAGCCCGGCGGCCTTACGCCGTGGACGGGCTCGCGCTATCAGCCTGTCGTAGTGCTTCGCGTAGTTCATGCTTGTAGGCGAGGTCTCGCTGCGTCCGCTCGTAGGGATCGAGGTTGGCCCACTCGCGAGCTAGGCGGCCGTAGTGAGCGTCCCGCAGCTGCTTGCCCACGTCCGCGAGGTCTCGCAGCTGCTTGACCGCGATGCGGTGGAGGAACTTGTCCGGCCAGAGCTGTCCACGGTCGAGGCCGTGGTGGTCTTGGCAGCGGTTAGAGGTGATGTGCGGCACGAGCGCGAGGAAGTCGGGCAGCGCCTCGATGCGCTCGGAGAGGGGTAGGGATACGAACTCGTCCAGCAGGTCGTTGTACGTCATGCCCAGTATTAAGTAAGAGTGGCCTCTCACTTCGGGACGACACGTCGGGATTCGATCTATGAGGAAATTTCCGAGAGGGGTACGCGTGTTCCATCGTCGCCCTTGCGCAGCAGCTGCAGGCCTGGGTGCGGCTCGGGCGTGACCGGAACGTGCACGTAGGCAAGCCGTTCGGCGAGCAAGCGCCGACACTCAGCGAGCAGCTCGCGGCCGTGGAGGTCTTCGAGGTTCACGCGCCTTCCAGCTGAGCGATCTCTAGCTCGACGTCTCGAAGCTGGCGTTCCAGCGAATCCACGCCCTTCGCGGTTAAGGGCGTGTTGAAGGGGCCGATGCCTGTGCTCAACCAGTGCTGAACGTTCGCCCTAAAGGCTCGACGATGACGCAGGTAGTTCTCGGGTGAGTTTTCAAGCAGCTTTGCAGCGGCTGCGTGGCCGAGAAGCTTCGTGCTGATCGCTGATCGCATCTCGTCGGTCACGACGTGACCTCTCGCGGCTGCGGCGATCCTCGCGCGTGCTTCAGGTGTGTGCTTGTAGCCTTTACGGTTTGCCATGTTGAATAGGTGCGCGGTGCTGACCCGAAGCCGCGCGCTTCGTGTGTGGACGGGTCCAGCCTTTCCGGAGCCTTCCCCCAAGAACGTCAGCTGTCCTTGCTGTTGCTATAACAGCTTGACCGGGGCTGGGCCAGGACCCCAGCTCCAGTTCGTGACTTTGTCGCCGACCTTGAAGCCGCCGTAGACGCTCCCGTTCCCGACGCTGAACATCGTGGCGGGGCCGTCGCCGTATCGAAGCTGCATTCCCCTGCCCGTCATGTCAGCGAGCGCCTCCCCGATCCCGTCACGCACCCGCACGAGGCCCTTCAGCACTTCGAGCGCCTCGGCGACCTCGTAGTACCGCTCCTGCGCCGCGACCTTCTGCTTCAGCGAGCCGTTGCGCTCCATGTACTCAAGATGCTCGCGCGCCTCGGTGAGCTTCTGTTCGAGAGCTTCGACGGTCGTCGCCATGCTTTGAATGTTTGCCATGCGGATATTTAGTAAAGTGGCACGGCGGCTTTTATCGTGCTCGCCCGCTATGCCGGGCCAACATTGGGCACGAGTTGCTCTTGGGAATCTCCTCGCACAGTCCGCGCCCGTGCGTAACTTGCTGTGTGATGCCTTTACGGCTGCCCGCAGCTCGGCCCTGCCGTTCGGCGTCCCGAATTCTCCCGTGACCACATCGAGCTGACGATGAGCTTCGGTGCAAGTCGTGCCGCCCGAAGGCCGATGACGAGGATCAACAACTATTACTGAAGGTTGCGGATCCATGTGACACCTGGTGCTACTTTCGGCATCGTTTCAAGAACCGTTCCACCGTGGCACCGTAGCAACGGGTGCCGACCCGACAAACGGTAAGCACGGCGTGAGCGGTCGTCTCGCCGATAAACCCAGGTTATAGGGTATTGGAACGATCCGAGCGCCGATAATGCAGGGTTATGGCGGGGTGGACCGTTGGCGGCTGTAGCAGGGTGGGGTATGACATGCCCTGGAGGAGGCATCCCGGCGGGGATAGCGGCCTCAGGATGCATCGGAAACGGCATCAGGATGCCTCTGGAAGGGCGTGCTTTTGAAGTTCGTAGGAAATTGCTCGGGGCTCCAACATCACGCAGCGAGCTTGCCGCAGGCGAGGAGCGTGTAGCAGCGAGCTTGCCGCAGGCGAGGAGCGTGTAGCAGCGAGCT